ATGATCAGGGAATTACTTGTAGGATCTGTTTTTGATGGCGCCTTATTGAGACTGCGGACTAAGGTAGAAATACTATCTCAGGCCCGTAAGCGTTCTTTGTCTGTTGGAACCGTGATGAACGATCACCTCTCCACATTCCTGGTGGTGAGGCTGTGCGATGCCGGTAAGGTATTTGTCGATATAGGTGCACACATTGGGTCTATTATTTCTGAGGTTAAAACCCACTCACGACCATCAAAGATAATTGCCTTTGAAGCAATCCCTGATAAAGCGAAAAAGCTATCAGCTAAATTTAAAGACGTTGAGATTTATGAATGTGCTGTTTCCGACAGAACGGGAGTTGCCCGGTTTTTTATTGATCAGAAATTAAGTGGTTATAGCTCACTCAATAAAATTAAAAACGCCAAAGAAATTACCGTCGAAATGAACCTGGTTGATAACCTTATTGATCGCAATGATGTTGATGTCATCAAGATTGATATTGAAGGTGCCGAGCTTGGCGCGTTACTGGGTAGTGTAAAGTTAATTCAACGCTGCAAGCCTGTCATTATGTTTGAGTCCGGGCCAAGTGAGGTTCTTGGTTATACCAAAGAAGCTATGTGGAAATTCTTTGAGTCACACGATTATCAGTTATTCATCCCTAACCGGCTACCCCATTCAGCAAAAGGCTTGTCGCTTGAGGCATTCATCGACTCACATCAGTACCCAAGAAGAACCACCAATTATTTTGCGGTACATAACTCTCGTATTAACGAAATAAAATCAAAGGCCATGAATATTCTAAAAATCACTTAAGCCGGGACTGGCACGCGAGTAGCTGCTTGATTACTCGCTCAATTCCGTCTCGGAGGGAATAATAAGATTGTCGAGCATCTGAATTAAGTTCGGGGGCGCTTCCATTATCCACGCTGGTACTGGGGCCGGTTTCGGACAGTCTATCGCTACTGGCTGGACAGGTGGCGTTGACGCGCAACCGCTTACGGCCAGCAGCAACATCAGCACGAAGCTGGTTGTTTTGCTTCTCTGCATCACGCAGTAAAGCGTATTGTTCAGCTTCAACAGCCGCCCATCTAGACTGTTCAATATCAAGTTCATCTTGCAGCTCCCGTTGTTTGTTTGCTGCGGTCACAGCGATTGATTTAAGTGTTTCGGCTGTTCTGGCGTTTAACTCGGCAATTTGCTCACCCATACGCCAGCCATTAATTTGCCAACCCGCAACGAACGTTAGGCACATGGCAGCAATTAGGATGTATTTATTCATAAAGACCAGCCAGACATAAATTGTCGCGCTCAGCCTGTCTCCGGTTATAAAGCCCTTGAACAAATACCTTTCCATTAACAGTTGTCACATAGGACCAGTTTGGCTTGCCACTGTATGTATTTGCTAATAAATTGCAGCCAGCAGTATATTCACCGCGATTTATATGCTTAACAGAATTGCTTGCGCATGTCTTTGGATAGCCAAAATTCCAGGCATGGCTTGATATAGCATCGAACACCATTTGTGGCGGCTCATGAGTAAGGCAGGAAAGCAATTTAAGCTGCACCTTGGTAGCCGCAACACTCATAACGCGATCGCATTTTTCCTTACTCCAATATTCACCAACCACTACAGGCTCATCGGTGACGTGCTTTGTTATCCCGTAGCAGGTAGTTGGAAGCCCTCCTGCCAACTTGTCGGCATAAACCGTCATACCATCTTGCCCACCCCCCTCCCATAGAGCTAAAAAGGCAACAAGCACAGACGAGCCTAGCGTTAAACCGCCAACCTTAAATCTATTCATATTTACTCCAGACATAAAAAACCGCCCGGAGGCGGCTTGTCGTTTCTATGTGTTTTATTATGATGGGGTTTCAGTCCAATCGGCAGCATCTACATTGTAAGTGATGCCTCCAGTGCCAACTGTGGCAGGCTCAGTCCCGACCGTAATGCCGGAATCTACCGCAATCGCAAAGAACACGCTACTGTCGGAGGTTTGCTGTACTTCAATGTCATATAAGTAATACACCCCTGCCTGACGAATATAACTAAACTCTATCCGTGGATCGACAGCCAACCATTGCACAGTTGCATTTGTGTAAGTCACGCCATCAACAATTGCCGATACATTTGCACCAGCAACCACCGGAATTTCCACAATATGCTCTGAGCCATCCCATATAACGCTTTGAGCTGGCAAGGTGATATCAAACGGGCCTGTTGTCGTAAATCCAAATGAAGACCTGATGTTAATAGCGCCATTGCCGCCCGGTACAAGCCTTATCGTATTTGTGGAGTTATTAGCCAGACCGCCACCGATAGCTGTTGCTACGTCTGATGTGATCACCTTGAACACTAATGATTGACCATCAAAAACTGCATTTGCTGAAGCTCCCACGTCAAACGATATGGAGGTATCAGTATCTTCTTTTGGATCTAAATATAGCCTTGATGCAATGACTTCCAGGTTAGCCGTATTAGCTTGTGTACTACCTCTGGTGCTTGAAACAATAGGATAATAACCATTTCCGTCATCAACCTCTTGAACATCAGTTATAGTTAACGCCCTGGAGGTCTCTCCTACTATTGGGCTGTCATCAGCTGCCAGATACCACTGATATGCTGAGACAGGTTCAATATAAGCGTTAACACTAAATGTGGCGGAGTTGCCTATAGAAGCCTGTTGATTTACAGGCTGGGTGATAATGTTAATGCCGTTCGCAGTGAATCTGAACCCTTCTTTAATGTAGGAGTGAGCCTCCCGATCTAACGTTATCCAATTGCCTTTTCTTCTTGGCAATAGCAGCTCGGCAAAATCATCAGCCGTTCCGCCCCCATGAAAATCAGCCATATAGGTATTTATGTCGCGGGTTGACTCAACATACCCTGTCCGGTCGATAGCGTTGCCGTAAAGCGAAAGCGTTTGGTCTGGCTCCACACTAGCGGTCTGGATACTGCTTTCCGTTCCTTCAAATATATTAAAGCGGATGTTTGAGTTGGTAAAAAATCCGCCCAGCAAGATAGTGCGCCTGTCATCTACATCTGCATCTACAAATTGATTTGTTACCCAGTTGTACTCTGCCAACAGATTATCGTGATCGTCAAACCATAAAGGCCATGAGTAACCGCGGTTGGTTGGCTTATTTTCACCAAGGTTCGTTATAACGTTATTTGCAACAACAAAGTTTCCAAACCTAGGACTTACGGTACTGGCTACATTACCCCTGGCTTCAAGCCCTATCTCTCCACCTACATATAAATTTCCGGTATACGCACAGTTTAAGGCGTCCAATGCGTTGTCATTATCATTAATGTTTTTACTGTGCATCTGTGAAGGGTTAATTGATACATTGTTCACAGAGTAGTATTTTTTTGGATAAAGCGAATAGCTCGAATGATTGGTAAACTTCCCGCCAAAAAGCTTCACTCTTACCTGGTTGCCTGCTGTGGCGTTGTCGATTGAAAAATCTGTGGCGGCTACCGTAACGGTTGACCCTGTATAACTTACAATCTGCAGTTCAACTTCAACATCAGCATCAGTGGTTACATAAATATAGATTCCATCCGGAATATTAGTAGGCAGCGTCCGAGTAAATACCACCTCAGTTTCGGCCGCACCACTTAATGTCGCGGCAAGAACATCGACGAACTGCCCCTCGTACTGAAAGGTGTTATCGGTTCCATCGTATCTATCGTAATAACCGCAATGGTAAAAAAGGTTTTCTTCTTGCAAGAAGATATTCTTATCGCCATAAGTGCCAATGGCAAACCCGCCATAGTTTCTGTAAAACGTATTGCGTCTTTCCTGAAAGTTACTTACGACAGATGAGCAGTTAATGCACGTACTAAACCAGTCCATTCTGACGTCTTCAATCAGCGTATTTTCAAGTGCTGGCCCATTAGTAAAGGCGAAATAAAAGCTTGCCCCCTCAACGTTATTCCAGCCAGCAAAGTCAGGGCTGGATGGGTCTCTTATAGTGCAAGAAGCATGAATGTGAGCAATTATTAAATTATTACCCTTACCTATCTGCCCGACATTGGTAACATTGTCGAACATGTTAGAGTTACTGCCTTGCTTTTTAAACGCAATAAAGGGGCGCGCCAACGATTCATCACCATAAGCAGAAATAACATGACTTTCAAGCAAGCTTTTACCTGCTGGAATACCATTTATTTCACCTGTCTGCTCAAAGGAGTCGCCATACCTCAGCAATACCAAATCATTTTCGCCTTCACGCATCTGAGCAATAGCTGCCTGATGCGTTCTATAAGCTACCTGACCCTCATCCGCAAACCAATCTGTAAATGCAGAGCCATCACCATAAATGTATGGTGTAGCGGTGCCATCATCGCCTGCCTCAGACGCATACATAACCCGACTGGTTGATGAGATAGGCAGAATTGTCCATCCATCATCATCTTGCGGGCGTGTAACGATATCGCTCATCCATGACTGAGTATAGTCCGGAGTTGGGAATAAGCTTGAAGCAGGCTCAACATTAACCGCAACAAACCTAATCGACGGTGTAATCGAAAATCCTGCCGGGTTTATAACTTGCAGGGAAACGTTTTCGCCGTTAGCCACCGTAATCGTATGAATATTAATCGTGTAAACGTTATCAACCTTCGACACAACACCCTTGCTTGCGCCTGTCACAACAAAGTTGCCAGTGGTTAAACCTGGGTCAATATCAAACGTTGCCGTTAATTGCGTGGTTGAAACTGAGCCACTTGTGCCGTTTGCGGCTAGGGATTGGAAGGATACGGCTGTTGGTGCTGTAGGCGGCACAAACACACGTTTACCAACCCAACTCAATGCGAGATTCAGGCATAGATTCATGTAAAACTCCGGGCAATAAAAACCCGCACTTGGCGGGTTTGATGGGTGATGGTTGTTGGTGGTTTAGAGTTGTATCTGATTCGCGTTGATAAACAACTCGTCAAACTGCTGTTGCGTTAGGTTTAAACCGTCTTCACCGGCAAGCAGCTGCATAGTCGGGCTGCTTTTTTGCCATGTATTGGCTGCGTATAGAGCCTGTTTAGCGATTATCTTTGTCGATGGGTCGGGGATTGCTTCAACTAAAGTAACAACAGTTTCCCAATAGCCTGAAAGCTGTAACTGCGCAGTGCCTTGGGCCCGGCTGACTTGGGTTATTGGCTCAGGCTCAGGCGTAGGCTCGATAGTTTGCCAGCCTGCCGGAGTTGGATCTTCGGTCAATATTTCCTGAGACTCGACAACGTTATCAACAAGCCGGTAAACCGCTCGCTTGTCGCCGCTGTAAATAAAAGGCTCACCATTACGCACTGTAACGGGCTTTCCTTCCATCTTAGCCACAAGTAATGACTGATACTGAGCATCGCTAATTTCAATGCCGCCCTCAACCACTGATTTGCTGATGGTGTCGTTTATCATGTAAGGCATTTATGCGATCCTCATGTAATAGGTTGCACCTATGTTTCTTGGGCGTGTTTCATCACCTCCGGTTGCCCCGGTTAATGAAGGGTTCCCGCCGTTACCTCCTGATGAAGCGTATGTTCCTATGGGCGCACTCATACCATTTGAGTGGGTATGCTCGGCAAATTGATCGTCCTGCTCTACACCTGACGCGCCCGGACGAATGAATTGCCTTGATGAGTTAATAAGCTTGATTGTCTGCCCGTTCATAGGGCTTGGCGCGTGTGATATTACTGCGATTGCAATTACGTTAGGTGCCGTTCCCGATACGCTCTCACTGGTTAACAGTCCCTCGTTATATTCACCAACACCATCCTCGCCAGCTGTTAATTTTATAAAGGTTGCTGTCGCGTCATTAGAGGGCAAAGGGCAGCCAGTGATGTGATCCCATACTGCAAACGGCTCACCAATGTTGCGGATGGTTGTTGAAAACAATGCAATGCTTTCGTTTATTTCAACAGTGCTAAACGTCAGGGTGTCAAACCTATCGCTGAAAGAGTTATAACTAACACGCTGAACACTACCCGCCGGCCAGTCACCAGCCACCAGTGCATCTGCATTGTTTTTAATAACTGATTTTGCGCCACCACCAAAATCTAGAGTCACGGCTCCAGTGTTTGAATTCACCACCGTAAGCACATAAACCGCTTTATCTACATAGGCGCTAACAGGCGGCACAGCTTCTGCCGTTACATTGTTAATGCCTTGCACATTGATTAAGTTAATAGTGGGCGAATCTGCCAATTCACCGCGCTGCAAATCCTGAAATTTTTGAACGCGATCTTTGTCTTCAATTTTCATTGAATAGCGATCTGTTACCCATATCTTATTTTGAGCGCGTCCATAACTATCTGTGCGTTGTGGGTTGGCAATCGGCGTGTTTAATTCGCGGTCTGAATAAATGACTATCGGGTTCAGCTTTGGATCTTTCCCCGCCGCACCCACATAGATATACCCATTAACAATAGGTTTTCCGTCTACGCCCTGAAACGACTCATGCTCGCTTATCATTGATGCCATGTTATTGCCCTAATAGATAATTGTGATATATTCGGGGTTATGCGCTTACTTATCATTCTTTCTGTTGCTCTCTTGGCTGGTTGTCAGTCGACGTCTCCGCATGGCTATTACCAGCCCGTGCAGGTCGAATATCCTCAGTTAACGCCATCTGAGCCAGCGCCCAACTATCCCTCGTTAAATTGCACTTCCACCACGGTTGGTGATCAGGTTTATACGCGGTGTAACTAATGGAGCTTCTGGCCTTTATTGCGCTGTGTTACTTCTTCCCTGAGATAATGGCTGTTGTTTTGGTGATTACTGTGCTTGGGGCTGTTGTGGAATATCTGAATTAATTTCATCTTTCTCGATATCATTTAGCAATTGTGTCATTGCTCTTGCTGCAGCTGGCGTGTCAGATTTGAGCTTTCTTAGGGCTTTCATTTCTGGTTGCCATTTTGGATCATAAAGCGCCTTGGCTAAAATAGAAACGCGACTATTAAATGACGCATCTTCACCCGCCATAGTTATCATGCTGACACCTTTATCAACAGAGCCAGATATGGGATTGCGAAGCCAATCACGGAAACCTTGAACCAAACCGCCTTTCAATTCGCTCTTAATTTCTTCACGCGCTGCAGTTTGTGATCCACCTGGACGACCTAATCTCGCACGACCTAATGCAGTTTTAAGGTATTGCATGTTTTTACGCTGCTCAGCTGTAAGCGCGTTCATTAGCACTGTTTCGCTTTTGGCGTTAGGAAACAATGCCCGGTAAAGCTGCCCAGGCAGGTTTTCGACGGTTCCTGATTCAGTTGTGGCCTTAATGGATCCTAATCTGCGCTCAAGCTCGGTGCGCACAATTTCATTCCATGCATCTGGGTCAGTATTAGTGATTGCCTCTCTCGCCTTCAATACCACCTGCGGATTGGTCTGTGCAGGGTCAAATATCTTACTGGTGACGCTTTTAAGCTGCGTATCGTCCAAATCCGCTATCTTGCCAACGATTGAATCTTGAAGGGCTGAAACTGGCGGAGATTCGGCTGCAAATAACTCTCTGGCTGCCCGATAGTCTGGGCTAGCTTCATCCATTTGCTGCAGGAGTAAATCTTTAATTTCGGTTACTTGCCGCTTAGTGGTATTGCCTAAAGCATTTTCACCTTGCTTGCTGAGCATTTGATCCAGTTCAAGCTTGGCATTGTGAAGTAGCTTCAATGTTGGCTTTTCGATAACCGTTTTACCGTCCACCTCTTTGGCTTTTCCGGTCAGCAATGCATTTACTTTTTTCAGTGTTTTTGACACCTCGCCGGACTCGGGCAGGTCATCTAATGATGATGTTATATAGTCACGAATTGGCTTAATATTCACATCAGCTGATTTCTCAAATGCTGATTTATATAGCGGTGATGTTTTTTCTGCCCGGATCCGTTTCGCATTATCAATTGCTGCCTGTGCTGCTGAGCGTGTACGGCTCTGTGCTGTCACTACTGATTCAGGTGGTGCAATCGTATTCAGGAAGTTATCAACGGCGTCACCAGCTGCTTTATTCTGGCCTCTTAAGGCTTTTACAGCTGATTTGGTTCCGGCTGGCAATTGGGCAACAAATGATTGCTTTTCAATCGTTGCAGGCACACCAGTTTGTTGCGCTTGAAATAATGGCACGCCAGTTTGTTCGCTCGCTTCTTTGGCTACAGCAACATTATCTGAAACCTGCGCAACATCATCTGTCATCGCGCCAAATTGCTTGGCGTTACGTGATGCCCTGAAACCTTGAATGGCAGGTGCAATAGCCTCTGCTGCGCCGCCTGCAAACATGGCAACACCTGTTGCAACTGGATCGCGCTCTTCACGACCCAATGCAACGCCGCCCTCTTGTAATAATTGCTCTGTAGCGCCAGCACCGGCCGCGCCCATACCAATCTTAGCCATCAGTGTTTTGCCAAGGCTGGCCAGTTTTGCTGCGGGAATAAATGCCAAGACCTGAGCGGTTGCTGTCATCGCGTCTTGCGGTGAAAAGCCAGGACGATTTAACACCGACCGGCGCATTTCGCCTGACTCGGTTGGCGCTTCAATAATGACTGTACCATCTTCGCTCTGCTCAAAGCGCGCCTCTGGTATCGACTGCTTGATAATATCCATTTGCGCTTTTGGGTCAAACGTCGATAGAAAGCCAGCCGCAATGCGTGGTGTATCGCCTTCTTTAGTCGTGCCAAATTCAGGAAGTTCAGCCAATTCAGGATTATTCTGCTTTCTGGCTGAGCCAGTGAATATCTCACCCCAACCAGGCTGTGCCGTTTCTGGTGCCTCAACCGGCTGCGCAGGTGCATCATAAGCATTGTTTTTGAGTGCATTAGCCAGTTTTGTTGCCGCCTCAACATCGCCAGCCTTATCAGCATTAATTAGCGCCTGCTCTAACTGTTGCTTAGTTGGCATATTTATTCACCAGGCTTTCAATTTCATCACCGCCGTCATCACCACTAGATGAAAATTCAACTAATGGGTTGGGTACTTCCATCATTTTTTGACGCGCTTCGCTTCGGCTGATATCGCCCGACATGGCTAAGCTGGCAATACTGCCAATCCTGCGATCGTACTCATTGATTGAACGTAAAGTGGTAATAATCTTCTGATTACCTTCAGGCGTATTAATGAGACTTGGCAGTGCTTGTTTGAACAGTTCTAAGTCAGCATCAGACATTGTTCCGCTACCCGGTGCGCGCTGCTCTGGGACCATTGTGTTAATTAATGCACGAGCTGCTTGGATATCGTCAAGACCTTCTGTTTTGATGCCAAAATTACCCGCAATAGCTTTAGCTTGAGTTCCCATGCCCCCACCTGATTTTGATAGCAAATCTTCCAGGCGGTTTAAACGCACTTGATTGCGTGAAGCGTTCTGACCAACTGTTGCCGCCTCTTGGAAGCGTGATGCATCACCTTTAGCGACTTCCTCAACAAACTTGTCTGTACCGGTATTGACTGATACATCCACTTTAGCGCCAGCATTAGGATTAAACCGCTGCGCCTCTGCAATTGGCGTCCACTGTCCAGTTGTCGGGTCCAACTGTTTGGTAATAATTTGATCGCCTTCTTTAAACTCGCGTATTTCAGGCGGTTTAGGCGGCTCAAGCAAAGTTTTAATATCAGCCCCCATCACCTCCATACGCTGTAACTCAAGCTCTTGCTGGTCTGGTGACATGTTCATCAGTTCAACATAGCGCGTTACTGGCCTGCCTTCTGCCGCTGCCGCTGCCGCCAGATTATTGATGACATTCATTCGTTCCGCTGGCGTTTTAGCGTTACTGATAAGCGTTGCTTCTCGCGTACCGCGATCCACTTCCGCTTTTGCCTGCTCCATCTCTACTTTGTCGTTACGCTCCAACATGCCCTGCATCATTTCTGCCATTTTGGGGTCAATCTGACCAATTCTGAGGATTTGCTCTGGTGTAACGCTGCCATTAAATCCCGGAGTCGCACCAGGCTGTCCACCTTGACCACCACCCAGTATCTGCTGAATTTGTTGCTGCTGAGCCTGTTGAGCCTGCTGCGCTCTTTGGCGATCCATTCGCTGACCAAAGGCTTGGTTTAGCATGTTAAGCCCACCATCAAAACTAGGGACCAATGACGCGCCATTGACGTTCTCAAGTGTTGCCATTATGCAGCCTCCAACTCATCAAGCAGTGCCGGATAGTCCACCACCATAAATCCACCAAATTCGTGAATATGCTGCGGGTATTTTTCTTGCACTTCATCCGCCATAAAGCCAATCGTTGCACAGCCTTCAACCAGTGTTCCTTTAGTTTCTGGTGTCCAGTCCCACTGATAAACATTAAGGCCTTTAATATCTGCAACTGGTTCGACATTGATTTTTAAGCGTGGATCAGAGAAGCCCATAAACATGGAGCCAATGGTTGCAGCAGTATTCAGCATGTTTTGTTGACCCTGTGCTTTGGCTTGTGCATCAGTGATAATACCGCTTGATATGGCGTTACCTGACGCGCTCATCATGTTGCCGATACCGGCAGAGTTCTGCTGTCCCATCTGACCTAAGCCTGTTGCTGCGTTTAAGCCGGTAGTCATTAGGTTAGTTTGGCGACCATTCAGCATCTGTTCGAGCATTAAACCTAAATCAGTCGGCACTCTAGCCGCTTCAGTCATTGCTGTACCTGATCGAGTCAAGCCACCTGCAGCAAGCTGACCCTGAACACCGCGCTGACGCTCACCCACTAATGAGCCGAATATGTCGCTATTGAATATCTGAGCGAGCATTTCATCCATGCCGCCCACAGTTGCACCAGCTTCGACACCAGGAACTGCGCCTTGTCCAGCTTGCAGGAAAGGTGCAATGTTCTCTTGTGTGATTCCGAATTGGCGTTTCATTTCATCGATGGATGCCTGATTTGCTTGGACCTGTGCATTAGCTGCCTTGCTTCCGCTTTTATCGCCACCACCAAACAAGCTTTTGACTGGCATAAACATCATGCGAATGAACAGGTTTTTATAAAAGGTTATGATCATTTCTTCACCACGTAATAAATGTATTGTTCATCGGCTGAATCTATTTCCATTCCTGCATAACTGGCCATGTATCTTGCTGGCTTATCGTCTTTCTCAATTTGCCCATAAATGCGATCATATTTGGTGTTTTCAAAAACCCATTTGAAAACCTCCAATCCACTGCGCTTACCTTCTTTGCCTTTGCAGGGTGTTTTGTAGCTTCTATGCAATACCAAGCCATCACGAAATGACGACAGATACCAAAGATAACCACCATCAACTAAGTAAATAATCTCGTTTGATACACAAGGAACTTCACCAGCCAGACGCTTAATTAACCGGTAATCAAACGTCCGAGCAATCACGACACAATCGCCCTATCTGTGACCCTGCGCCAATTCGTCCCATCACTAAACGCTGGTACTGCGCCGCCTGACTCATTGCTGACAAATACTTGTCCACCCGTGTTTTTGGTGGCATCTGGCAAGGTCAATACTGTGTAGCTAGGTAGCTTGACCGACTCGCCCAGCAGCCGCGCATTAAGCAGCAATTCAATATCATCAAAGAAGGTTTGCAGGCTTGGACTGGCTGTGCCGCCCTGTCCGATAATAGGGCTGCCATGATTCGGCTTAGTAACAATCATCGTAAGCTCGCACTCAGATAGTCGAGAGAGAAATCAACATCCTCTGTGGTGTAAATTCGCACACCCATAAAACCCTGATAGCTGCCTAATCCGCCTGGTGGGTTCCATTCAAGTTGCCTTGCGTATTCACCAAGGTTGCCAAGATTTCGGTATAAAGGTGGTCCATGCAGCACACCATCACGGCTCATTTGTATTGCGACTGAGCCATCAGTCGAGTTAAAGCCCTGAGCAATACCAAGCTGTATTTTTTGGCAAGCAAACCAATCACCATCTGGTTGTTCAAAACCCATATCAACGATATGCGTAATGCGCTCGCCGTAATCAGTATTAATCTTGGCTATACGGCCTAACTTGTCGCTGAATGATGTGTAATATTCACCATCAAGCTGCGTGATATAACCTGCACCCCATGGACGAGATACGCCATCAAATACGGTATCCAGCAAAAACCAGTTGCCACCAAAAAACGCGAATGAGTGCCTGCGGAGTGTAAAAGTTGCTATGTCATAGCCGCGCCATTTAAAGCGCCCTGATATGGCTTCGGCTAGCTCTGACTGCGTGTATTGATCGAGTATTAAGTCAATGGCTTCATTTGAAATCTTAGGCGCTTGACCTTGACCTATGGCATAGATGCCAAAGTCCTGTCCTTTCTCGCGGCCAATGAATAACCATGTACTGTTGTATTCCAGTAAGCCGCCGATATAACCGTTTTGAATGCGTGCACCTGATACCCGTTGAAACGGATTAGGTGTTGTGCCGGCATCGCGGAATAACTCAATTGAGTCAGTGCCATAAATGAATAACGTGTTGCTAAAATTGCAGCAGGCTATGTTCTTATCCGGCAGCTCCTCAGCGTCAAAGAAGCTGAGCGGTTGCACACTTGCCGCATCACCCACATCAGAGAAAAACGCAGGCTCACCATCAGCAGGGATATACACAAACCGCCCATTGATATGGCACACATCAATACAGGGAACGAAGTTGGTTTCTTCGTCTGATGTATCTATCTCAACCAGGGTATCACTCGCATCGAGCGTATAAATCTTGCCGCGCTTGACCACAATGACCGCCTCATTAAAGCCTATGTCGGTTTCAATAGGCTCTGGCCCTGCTATCGTGCCAATAACGGTATATGCGCCTGTCTCAGTGTTTGTGACCTTCACAAGCTGCTGTGAGAGCACATGATAAAGCGCGCCATTCCATGTGAAGCTACCGCGTGCAACTGCGTTAGTGTCTTTTATCCATTCAATGCCCGGACGTGAAATAATTTTGTCTGAGCCATTGTTAAAGCAATTCTGTAGCACCCTTTTTGTTTTGGGTAAGTGCTCGACCCCTTCATAACCTAACGGAAATGGAATGCGCATTAGTCTTCCAGCTCACGGTCTTGATCGACAAATGTACTACGCCATACGCCACGCGTTGAACCTGCACCCATTGGCATAGTAGAAGAGACTTTCTTCTGTGGAATCACAACCGGTTGATACATTTTTTTGATAAACGTGTAGCCAATTCGTGCGCCACGGCTCAATTCAGGTGAGACGACTTGCTTACCATTGGAGAAATCAGGCGCAAGCATAATCGCAAGGTTGTAGATGATTCCTAGTTTTGCATCCATCGGCTCACTGAGCTCATCACCAGGCGCATCTAATGGCACAACGCCCATATCAATACGATCTGACTGCCACATTTGCAGCATGCTATTCAAGATGCTTTTTGCATCAACAATAGCCTCTGGTGAAGCTGGAGACGCAACACTGTGCGCCCCAATCTTCTGTAATGCAGCCGTGATGATCTCAGTGCCTGAACTCATTATTTTTCCTCAAGCATTGCTTTGACTTTCTCACGGGCCTTATCAAGCCCAATATTCACTGCCATTTTTTTGTCTAAGCTGTCGGCTACAGCATGTAATTCTTCCAGTGTCATTTGATCCACTGTTTTGGCTTCATCTTTCGGCGTCCAGCCAAGTTCACGCGCTGCAAGCTCTGTGTCCTTTTCCTCGTTAAGGATGATTTCCTTACCACTCTCTTTAAGCCATGTTTTCATGTGCTACTCCAAAAAAAGGGAGAGCCGAAGCCCTCCCATAAACAACTAGCCGAAGCCATGGCCAGCAAAGAACGGGTTCATGGTTCCGTAGGCAGGCCGTAAATCGAAACGAACAATCTGTTTGTTTTCACGGATACTTGCACCTTTGGAAACACGGATTTGCAAACCGTCTTCAGTCGTGGCCAGTGTGTCAGTTGAGTAAAGTTTTTTGATTGGCACTGCACCAATCGAAAACGCTTGTTTGTGCCAGAACAGGTTAGGCTGATACAAAGTAGAAGCCGCACCCAACAAGGTCACAACGTCACCACTAACCGGCGCTGAATCAACGGTGTTATAAGCACCTGTTGCCTCATAGACAGCAGGGCCATTGATAACAATATTGCCTTCACCAGAAGCACCCAATGTCACAGACTCAGCAACCACCGCAGAGAACACTACGCGAGCACCTGTTTCATCAACCACTGGCTGACGTGTAGACAGGTTCAAACGATAGCGTCCTGCAATAGTGATGGTTTCACCGGCACGTACCTGCAAGTTGGCTTGGAAGCCAGTCACAGGAAGCGTTTGCTTCATGGTGTCTTTCGCTGCAACGTAAGTCACAGTTGGGTTACCTGAAAGCGTACCGGCGCGATCTGCACCTGAATGCGTGGTGTAAGTTGACAACGTAGTAGCGGTCATCACCTTCATGCCAGCAAAGTTAGAACTGATAATGGCTTTGCGATGGGCTTCTGAGATCAATTCATCCACACCATCCAGACTGCGCTGATTGTCAGCCAGTTTAGTTTGTGTGTACGGGTTGACCGCATACATCCAGTCGCCATCCATAGGGATGCCAGCAGAACGCATCACAGCGCCAGCTTCAGCCACTTCCGACCATAACGTGACAGGCGTGCCAACTGCACCAGCACGTAATGCACAGTTGCGCATCATGTAGTCAGCGAAATCAACCTCCATATCCGTAACAATACGAGTCGCTGCAGGAGCAATCAGCTGGTCTAATTGATCCATCTTCAACGCTTCATCAGCTTCTGCCCAATCCAGTTCTACTGTGAAGTAGTCTTGAACCGTACCAGACGCTTTACCTGTGATGATTGATTGCGCTGTACCGCCAGAAATGTCACCGCCTGCAGTACGGGTTGATTTGTAGTCAGTAGGACGTTTGAAGTCTACCGTGTCACCGGTATCAGCACTGAACGCACCACTTAGTAATTGTGTATTGACATTTTTAGACAATACACGGCTTGATTCAAATTTTTCCAAGAAAGTTTTTGCTAACTTTCGCGTGATGTTACTTTCAAAGTTATTAGCCATGGTTTGAATACCTATTCAAATTTAGCCCCTCTGAGCATCGGATTGATGCTTTTGCCAGAGTTACCTTTTAACGGTTCAACTGGATTGGGGGCCGGTTTAGATTTTGAATCAATGGCAAGGGATGCCGAGATTCTGCCTAGCTCAGCAAGGGCTTTGGCTGTCGAAATTGACGAACCTTCTTTAACGAGTTGATCAATCTTCTGTAACGTGCCTGGATTTTTCCCCAGGTAGTACATCAGGGCGTGAGAGTCATCAAAACCTTGAACTACAACATTTATTGCTTCTGGCCCTAACGCCTCAATAACCTTATCTTCGGTTTCGTCGTAGTCCTTCACTCCCAGTGTTAATGCACGCTCATAATGTGCACGCTGAGCCGTTTCCAGCTCTCTGGCTTGTGCTTCCTGTTGACGTTGCCGTTGATCGTTTTCACGCTCTTTGCTTAACAGTTGCTGAACATGTCCCTCACTTTTTTTCAATAGATAGGCTTCGTACTGTTTCCGATACTCTGGGTCGTACTCACCACCGTCGAACTTGTCAGGGTCAGGTGCTGCGTCTGACGCTTGTTGCTTGCCCTGGGTCGCTTGTTGCATTGCTAACGTGAGCAGTTTGTTACGCTCGCGCTCCAGCTCTAATTGACTCTTGGTATCATCGTCAGGCTCAGCGTCTTTTTGCTTGTTCAGCCTTGCTAAACGCTTACGTAGAACTCGCTCCAGCTCTTGCTGGTGCTCTTGCTGAGTTAAAAGTTTTTCAGGTTGCGTATCCTGATTTTCCTCGTCACCGCTCTCGCCTTCTTCTTCGTCCGCATCACCGGTCTCAACTTCTTCTGTTTCGACTTCTTCAGCTTCAAATTCATTTTCTTCAGGCGTAGCTTGGTCTAGGTCTTGTTCCGCTTCAGTACCCATGGTTTTACCTCTGTAATGGTTTTAGAGTGTGTGGGCGAATGCCGCCCTGCTTATACTCGCAGTGAGTTATGCTTGCCGACGACCAAGGATTTGCTCTCTGGCCTTTAGCAGTGAATCAAACTGTTTAACGCCCATATCGGCGTAAATTTCTTCTGTTTCCGCCTCAGTTTTCTTGGCATCTGCAATTTTCTGTACGGTGGCTGCCTTGAGGTTTTCAGCTTCAGCTAACTGCTGCGCTGCCGCTGCCTGCACCAATGCTTGCTGTGGATCTTCTTTTGGCTGCATTTGTTGCTCGAACCATTCTTTATCCTCATCTGATTCAGGATCAACCAATCCTTGCAGCATCATTTGCTTGCGGTTTAAGTCTTTTAATGGACCTAAGCCAACGCCGGTAATGTTGTCGAGAATCGTGGAGATAATGGCTGACATATATTCAGCGCCAACCTGCGTATTGCCGAGCATTTCAGCCATACCTTTCAGGTCTTCAACGGTCTGCTCACGCATGGAAGAGTATTGCGGACCAACATCGGCATACGCTCTAAACTTCTTGCCGCTGATAGTGTTAGCTTGTATAAGTTTGCCGGTCTTCTCATCTGCAACGACTTTGAGTAGTATCTCTTTACCTTCCGTCCCGTCCACACCGAGCGTGCGAACCATCTGCCGAGCGTTATAAATATCTCCTGCTATTTCCTGATAGACATTGCCACTAGCCTTGATTGATTCGGTAATTCGTTCATTGACTGGCTGCGTGTTCAGGTTCTCACGCTTGAGCATGGCGTTAATGGCCTTGCCCGATGTGGCTGGATCAAGTGTTTCTTGTGGTGCTCCGCCTGTCACTTCACGAATGAAGTTAGGAATAATATCCATCAGCGCCGCTGTGCTTTGGTCGAGCATGGCTGGTTTGTTGTAGGCGATTGGCCCCATAGAAAGGATATTTCCTTCACCATCGGTTGCTTCATCAACTACTAAGTACGGCTTGTTGTTTTTGTCTGCCCACTGCTGTTGAATGTCAGGAGCTTCCATCTGACTGCGTAAGAAGATAGGAACTTCTTGACCGGCTGAAGCTGCATTCTCGATAAGCTGTGAGATTTGAACATTCCAAGCCCGGCCTGCATCCTTAAGCTTACGAACCAGACCAAAGTAGTACTCCACGCCATCCACGTAAGCACGAAAGGCGTACATGGGAATGATGGGAATAAACTTGCCTGCAATCTCTCTAGGTTCTTCGATAAACTCATTGCCGGTGAAGCGGCTCATCATCACCCGTTGACGAGGTATGGTGCGAATCCTGACAAACTTATGCGAGCCACTCTTCTGTAATTCATCCTTAATTAGCTCATGGTCTTCTTTAGTGTATGACTCAACCTCACCAGAATTTAGATTGTTGTAAACAAAGTACTTTTCATTCTTTTTATCAACCTCATAGCGCGTGGCAACATAAACCTCGGCAGTGCTGCCGTTGTAGTTATTCCAGGCTCTATCGTGTGGTTGGTAAGCAGATACACAATCAATGTCCGGAAAGGCTTCCTCAAACGCATCTTTGGTGTACGCGGTTAGCTCTGTACACCAGCGAGCATCTAACTTATCGGCACGCTTTGCAGACTGGTCAAAAAACACTGAGTTATAAGCGTTGTGTATTGGTCGCCAGATAATGCGTTGCTGTTCGTTCTCAGGGTCTTCATCATCCACAAACTCAGTGGATAAACCAAACGCACCAAAGCCGCAGGTAGCGCACTCATCAACCGCGTTATCAATAGCCGCACGACCTGAGTTATCTCTGAAGTCTGCCCGATAGATGCCGTTTAACAGCTCAGCGTCATCATCGGTAGTCTTGTCATCATCCGGCGTGAACTCAACACCGACGCGGTTTTGATTCCACTCACCAACGAAACGGTTTTTATAGTTCGATACCAGGTCAAATTCTAGCTTTGCCCGGCCTTCGTATTTATCCTCAAGAAAGTTTTCCCATTGCCCACCATCAACGTTAACAAAACGCATATCCTCATTTGCTTTATCACGCTGCTCTGAGAGAATATCAGCGTCTTTAGCAATGTCTTTCTTGTATTTAACAAGAAGTTCTGCGTTTTTATCGTCCACTTAGAATCTCTTCAGGTTAGGGATGGTGATGGGTGTTTTGGGTTTCTTATCTTTCTGTGTCATGCCGGGAAATAACTCTGTAAACGCCCAAACAAAGGCATCAGCCCTGTTGGGTGAGTTTTCTCCGATGTAGCCTGTGGTAGTAAATGAAACTAGCTCGTCTTCAAGGTCAGCAAAGGTGCCAACCAGCTTTATCTTTCCAGACTCATGCAATGCGCTTATAGGCTCAGCCCGTACCACCTTGCCGCGTGACGCATTAACTGACTTGTATGAAACGTTTGGATTGGAGGCCTTAACAACGAACTCAACCATGGCACCACCAAAGTTCTGTTCCCCAATAATTCTGTCTGCCTCGTGGCGCTCATAGGCACTGGTTGCAACTTTGCCCCATGTAGCAGGTCCAGCCTTGATTGTTACATCTTCAAGCAGGTAGCCAATGCCGTCAGTGCCAAGCGCTGCCACTACAATCCCGATAGCATCATTGGCGGCGTTGTCTTCATCACCCGATCCTGATGGATCCACTGCAACAACTATCCGAACAAAATCAGGTAAGTCATCACCATTAACCCGCGAACCATCCAGCATTGAAGATGACCATAAAGCGTTTTCTGTGTCGTCACCAAACTTGCCATCCCAGAAGCGATCACGCTTCCTCTTGGGTAGGTTCTGTAATGCTTTCAGGTACGTTGCTGGAAGATTAACTGCGTTGTCTGCCGGGTTCATCAGCATGGATGCGTAATCCTCTGGATTATCAAGCGATGCTTTTGAATCTGGTGATCGTTTTTCAATAAATAATTTGTAAGACCAATGGCCTTTTGATGGCGGGTTCTCGTCTAAAAAGAACTTAAGCCGTAGCTCTTTCTTAATGCCATTTATTTCATAGTGGCAAAGCTGAGCAAGCCGCGTGATCATGATAGTGAAACTGTTGTATGAGATTTGCGATATCTCATTTAGCATGATGGTTGCGTATTCGTTACCGAGTATCTTTTCGGCACGCTCTTTATCATCCAGCCCACCGAACCATATCTGTGCGCCGTTAGGAAACTCAACAAACCAATCAGTCTGATTCAGTTTGTATGGGCAACCAGGAAAACAAAGCTGCATGACCTTTGGAAACGTGTCATGGATAACTGATGCTTTTATGTGGTTGAAGCGGAACCGTAGTATGGCGTGTCGTGAGCCCGGCACTGCCAGCGCCCTGCAAACTATCGTCCTGATAGTGGTAAATGTTTTTGTTGACCTTGATCCACCGTAAAGCAGTATGTAGGTGGCTTCTGATGAAAATAGCTCTACAGCCTCATGCTGCTTAGCAGTCAGCTTAAACTCTTTAGAGCGTCCCAACATCGTGACCAGCCAGCACAACGGTCAGTGGTGAAATATCAACCTCTGTTTTGTCTGTAAACAGTTTTAAGTGGCGACCAAGGCGCTCAAGGTTCTGCCCTTTATCAGCTAGTTTGAATTTAACCTTTTCAATAGTGGCTGAGTCGTTCTCATTTTCGCCTTTGAACTCTTTGCGGGTTTCTACTGTTAATTCTGTAATTGCTGCAGCTTGATCGCGAGTCAGTAAAGACAAATCAACTACTGCTAAACCGTTCTCTTGAACAGTCATGTAATCCATCATATTGGCAAATCCGAGCTTTGCTATCTCTTGCAGCACTCTGTCGGCTGTAATCTCTGTGCGCCCTGCTCGATCATCCATCGCTTTCTGAATGGCTTCTTGGATATCTAGTTTTGCCAAGTTTTGAGAGCCAATCTTATTAGCTGTTTTCTTGCTATATCCTGAGCGTATTGCCGCTTGTGTTGCGTTAAGGTCAATAAGGTATTCTTTAACAAACATTTTCTGTTTGTCGCTTAACTTACCCATCACGCCCAACCCTTAGTAATCTGCACCCGCTTAACGGCATCGACTGTCCAGTTGGGTAGTGTTGCAGTTCTTACGAGATACCAAAGCCCAACATCAAGCGATGCTGTTTCTTCTGGTGTCAGGATAAATTCAATCTTACTGTTGATTGCTGAGCCTTCTTTTTCAATCACTGGATCGCTTCCAGGAAACTGCTTTACCTCAAATGTGTAAATTGCATCTTCAAATACACCGCAAGCGTCCGCAATAAAGTAATAACTGGTTCCTTGTGGGATTTGCTCTGGTGCTGGCATTAGCCGTTAGCCTGATTCTTGCGCATGTAGCAGATGGCTGTGCTTTCCGTGAAGGTGACAGTCTTTGCCCCTTCTGGCACACCGATAACCATAAATGCTGACAAATTGACTGGTGCAGCAAATGAGCCTGTATCAAATGAGAATACGCAATCAGTAGCCGCATAAAAGAAACTGATATTAGCCAAACTATGTGTGGTTGCCGCCGCTTTACTGCCACCAGGAACAAACCCCTGGGCTACTTGGCCATTAATCTTGTTAAAGTCTTCAGTTGCCATAGTTGGCCTCGTTTATAAAGTAAATTCAGGCCCGGTTCGATGGGCTTTGTAGTGTGATGTGATACAGCTATCGAACATCAGCTCGAATACCTGGTCGCTTTCTAATTCAAATGGCATTTGGTGATAAACCAGATAAGCCATGCCGAGAAGGGTTTGATATCCTTCATCGTCTTTGTATATTCTTTGGGTGTTTTGTTTGAATGCTTCCCAGTTGTCACCTTGTTGGCGTATTTCCTGGACGTTACTGGCTACACCTGCCCGGTAAATGCATTGATCGTGTATTTGTTGCTGGCTTAGCGCGACTGAAAAAAGGAACTCGATCATGTCTTACCCCCGCAGGGTTAGTTGTCAAAGTCTGTCGTCTATCTCGTTTGGGTATGGCTGGTTATTTGCGTTGTTACGGGCGATTTCTGCTTCAATGCGTTTTTGCTCAAGCTTTAATGTTTTGCTTTTGAAGTACCAAGTCATGAGTGACTGCGTTAAGAAACCTGCTGCAGCGAAAAATATACCGGCCAAGATAGCAATGACTGTCCACTCTTCCGGACTGAGCCATCCTAAGAACAGTAACCCGGCACTTGCACCGTAGTTTGTCTTTGCACCTACAGTGGCGGCTGTTTCAGCCAAGTGATGGGTTATGCCTGTCATCAGTTAATCCTGGTTTCTCCGAACGTGGGGCAATAAAAAACCCCAACACATTTCTGTATTGGGGTTTGGTTTTCAGTTGATAAGACCCATCAACCTTGTGCATGGAACTGTATTCGGCTGGTAACTAAGTCTGCATATCCGGGTCAACGCGATGACCACAGCCAACATACTAGCTCGCCCGGCTTCCCGGGTTATTCATAATCACCATGCGAATACATCACAGTACCAACTGTCTCGCCAAAGAAACGACTGGATTATCCTGTCTTCTCAATTGGTACTGAAATATGGGCTGGCTTCATCCATTGCTTTTAATTGTGCTTCCGCCGCATTAATTGCTGATTGCGCAGCGGGAGGGAGTAAGCCATATAGGTTTAGCCAGCTTGGGCGTCTGCACTCATCTATCAATGCGATGAGTCGCTTTCTAGTTTGCTCTTGACGCCATTGGATTTCTGATTTCATTTAGATGTCGCCAGTAAATGAACCAAGGCGCCTTAGTTGGTTTTTACGCACAACGAAATTAGCTTTTGCAACCAAGTCAGACATTTGCTTGTTAAACTTCTTTTGAGCCTCTTTGTGTTTTTTATCTAAAGGCATAATAACCTCTTTCTGATTCAGACGAGCGTTCGCTCACCTTACCTGAACTATACCACCTTATTGCTGGTTTTTTTCGCCACAAAAATTAACTATAAATTGTTGTGACTTTGACACAGCTTTCAATAACGCAATCACGCATCCACTCAATACGGTTTTCGGTCTTTGTTGTGCCTATACCCAGCCGCAAAGATATCGCCGCCACGCTTCGCTTTGATTCATCTGAACCCCAATGCGCCTTTGCAATTAGCTGGTCTCTGAGCGTCCACCGTTTAGCCAGTGAGTGGCATAATTCAACCTGAACGTCATCACCGGCTAGCTTTTCCGGAGAATCGCCCGGGCAACGCATATCAAGATTATCCATCCCGACATATCTGCCATCAGCCCACCTATAAAGAACCTTATCAGCCTGCTTCTGCAAGCTCTTTAAGTTCGGGCTGATAACCGTACTCTTTCGTGGTTTCTTCGAGTATGAACGCATGAATGTCTCCGTATATGTCTGAGTAAAAAGGATAGTCGCCAACGCCGTCATAAAGCCCTACAAGCAGATATTTAGCTGTGCTGTCTTCGCCTATATCTATCACCCTGTAATCATCCTCACGTATCAGCATGAAACGCTTTTTACGGTTGCTCCAGACAATGTTTATGCCGACCTTTTTACCTGCTCTGCCAATCTCAACGAGTAGGCTCATGTAAATACGCTCGACTTCGGCACGCATTATTGACACCACGACAAGCTTGGCTCCCAAAATCGGGGAGAAAGCCCTGCACCCATAATCACATAAGGTGGTGAAAGCCTGTTAAAAAAAATATCGGCTTCAAGTTTTGATTTGGTTTTAAGCCAAACAACCCATAAACCATCTACTCTCTTAGCGACACAATACCAACCATCTATAATGAATTTTTCAAACATAATCACGCCCCCAATTCATATTCATCGTCTAGGTATTCCATCTTTTTCTGATGGAGCTCCATTTCATCATTAACATTCCCAGCCTCTTCGTAATGCCTATCTGTTTCAGTGCTGTTTGAGGTTAGGACGCAGATTGGTTTGCCGAAAATTCGCTCATAGTTTTCTCGGTATGCGTCCATATCTGTTGGGCGTTGTCTTGAACCTTTACCAGCCATAAAACAACTCCATTTTTCGTTCGTGATAAATATTCTGAAAATCACGATAAACCCAATGATTAGGAAAGCTTTTAATGTGAGAGTTAATTCTGTCCCGCTCTTTATCTAGTGACTCCAGTGATTCACAACTTTGAAACGAAAGCCTTGTGTAGCTTCTGCCGCCACAAAAAAGCCAAGTGAATGATATTTTTAGCCATGACCTTATTCGCTTGAGTCGCTCTATCATCTGTAATGCCTCCCTAAATGTTCTTCGTTAGAGTCGCAAAGCTCGCATAGCTCTGTACCTCCAGTTTGTACCTGCCTACTTGCTGGAATACGATTGCCACAGTCGACGCAATCTAGGCTCATAGGTTTTTTCCTAGCCGCTTGCTTCTCTTGTCGTTCGCCGGTTATATCTGCGTCATCAGCCATCAGCTATAAACCTCTATTTCGCGGATTTCGATACCGCCTTCGTCTGACCAAATCTTGGTTGCTCTGATATCCCAAACGCCTGAGTCATCTGCGTGAATAGAGTCAAGGATGCTTTTTGTTAAATTATCAACGTCCGGTTTTTGCTGATGCGCCTTACCTTTCATCAATGCTCGTTTTGTCTGCGACCAACTGGAAGGCATTGGCATGTGAAAAATAATCCATGCGCCCGCTTCTGGTAGCTGAACACGTTTCAGGCGAACCTCATCAGCAAAGGCTCTGTAACGCATTACCGCAGGTCTTTGCTTCCACTTGTCTGAGCGTGTTTGCCGTGGTTTTGCTACTGGCAGTATTTTATGAATCACAACCAAAACTCCTTCCCCAATAACCGGCAAATTCGCCGTCTTTCGATAAATACATTAAGGCAATGCCGCACCTGTTTAACGTTCTGGCAATTGCTTAATGCTTTCTCCTGTTCTGCCCTGCTTTGCATCGCAAAAATAGCCTTGGCAATCTCTGCTGGTGCTTGGTCATGCAACTTTCAAAACTCCATCGTTAAACCGTCTGATATTCGTCAAAACTATGTAGTGAAGGAATTGCGAATCTCGGTCATCCTGGTTATGAAAACCTGATGTTGTTCCTTCGCTGAATAATTGATCGCACACGTAACAAAACTCAGCCGTTGCCATGTCGTGACACTTAATGCCTCGACCTTTGCCGTACTGGTGCTGATATGTGCCATTGAAATGGGCTGAGTAAGCGTCAGGCGAACCGCATCTGATACAGGTTTTGCCATTGGAGGCTTTGGTTAGTTTGCTCATTTCTCAACAGCCCACTTAAGGTCATCTGGTATTGGTAGCTGGACTGAGTAGCGATGCTGGCAATGTCTATCAATACTGGTCATAAACTCACTCATGTTTTTGGTGTTAAGCCACTCGGTTTTCATGGCGTCGATGATGGTTTTTTTGGCCCAATTTCTATTTTCTTCATCTGCTGCTGACTCAAGAAGTCGGTCTGCATTGGTGAAAAAATCGTGAAATTCTTCGTCTTGCTCGAGCAGTAGAGCGCGCATGAACTTGCCTTTAAAAAATCGGTTCCAGTCTTCGCGATCACGCCCCTCATTTCCGGCACGCTCTTTAGCCAAAAAACCACACCACATCCACTTAAGTCGTAACTGAGCCTCTGAGCGTGTTTGCTTCTTATCCTTGATAACCACCATCTTGTTTGATTTGATGGGCAGCATGGATATCTCACGCAGACAGTTGGCGCGTATTTCGTCTGTTTCCAGGTGATAAGCTGTTTGACCACTCATTACTGGCTATCCAGGAATATGAAGGTGCGGGAGAAGCTCACCAGCCAAACTCCCCTGGCTCAACAAAATTAACGGATTCTCTTATACTGCTACCGCTTGTTATTGTTTGAAGTCGTTTTGACTTGTCGGCACCTTCAAGTCGGTACACATGCAGTCCGCTAGCTTCGTTAACGCCTAAGCACTCAATAACTCTTGCCGGTATAACTTCGCCTTTGTAGGCATTGAATGTCACTAAATCGCCTTTTTTAAATTCAGCCTGTCTTGATACTGGGTCTGTAGTTCTGGCGTTAGTTGTGATCATGCTGATTGCTCCTGATAGCGGTTTCTGGCTTCAAGCAGTAATCTTTCTTGCTCTGCCAGTTCATCACGGCGTTTTTGTTCGTCTTGTTTTTGCTGGTCAACTTTGTCGACGCGTGGCTCACTCGTGGATGACGCGAGAACATCGCGTAGTTTTTTTAATCCTGCTTTGGCTGAGTCTGTTGCTGGCGCGTCAATTTGTCCTTGATAACCAACCAGCCCTGCAATGTGCTGTCCGTCCCCTGTTGGCTCTGGTGATGGCAGTAAACCGGCAACGCGATCGTGTGAGATCAAGCCTTTTTGCTGAGCGGTTTCCAGTGCTGTGACTCTTTGTTCTGGATCGTGTCCGAGTGATACCGTCCACTTAACTGGCTTTCCAGTCATACGGGCATGTTCAATTTGTCTTTGGTAATGCTGACGGAAGGCCATGCGAGCGCCTATCTCATCGCCTGATTCAAAGACTGGGTAGCAGTGATGCCACGCCTGTTCGATTTCTTCTGTCCAGACTGCTGTTGCCATTTCATCGCTTGCTTGTAGAGCAATAGGCCAAGCTTCATCTGCTGATGGTCTGCCGTCTTGCTGGTTGATAATTTCGATTATGTCTGCTGGTTTTGGTGCAAAATGGCTTTTCGCCACATGAATTTTGAATGCACGCTTTGCCTGCTCAATACTGTAAGGCGATAAGATATTCATCCAGAACTCAACAACTGAGCGTTCAGGCGGATGCTTGTCAAAAATTGCCAGCGCCTCGCATAAGGCAATATCAAATTCTTTCAAATCTTGGGCTATCACGATAATCGCTCCCCTGGTACTTCGCGTTGATAATCGAACTCACCTGGACGGCGAGTTGGTTTTGAGTAATTCGTTTTTGGTCTACGCATTTGCCCAACGATGGTTACGAATTGGCTGCGTAGTTTTTTGCCAGACTTGATGTTTGATACCCAGAATTTGTCACCGGTATGGATCCAGTCGATTACGGCAAGCAGCTCTGCCTCTGTTCGTCCGTCGATGCGTATTGCACGCTCAATATCTTTAACCCAAGAGTTAGGCTTTTCGGATCTTGCTTCTGGAATTTCTTCAATCAGGCGGTTATGCAGATAGTCAGCAACTCGTTTTGCTTCAAGTTCGGTTTGCGTTTGTTCTGGCGCGCTTTGCTCTCTTTCAGTCTTTACTATTTCTTTTTCAGTAATTACTAGATCTTCAGTATTTACTATATGACCGGATAATCCGTTAGTGGCTTTTCCCATAGTGGGATTTTCCGTTAGTGGCTTTTCCGGTTTTGGGTCTGTGCTTTCAGTAGCCACTTCCGGATTTTCCCACTGTGGCTTTTTCCGGTTTTGGGGGGTGTCGTAAATAATGTAATCAACTCCACCCTCAGCTTTACGTTTCATTTCTACATAACCCGCATCACGCAAAGCTTTAAGCATGTTTAATACGGCGTCTCTGCCAGCCTTTCTTTGTCTCGCTAAGTGGTGTACAGATACTTCCCATTCGTCAGGTTTTGAAAGCAAAAAAACCAGCAAACCAAGCTCTTTCCAATCGAGGTTTTTATCCTCGATTATCAGGTTTGGTATAACCGTGTATTTTTGTGTTCTAATGCTACGGATGATCATTTTTTATCACCGTCATCTTTCTTAAAAACCTGCATGGCATTACCGATTGCAGAAACCAGATAAAATCCAGCCATAAGGATTGATTTCAAAGCCATTCCAGACCATTTGGCGAACATTTCTAATGGGCTTGGTTTAGGTGAATTAGAACTCATTAATACGGCGCTCGATTTTGATGCGGGTTTTGATTTTGATTTTTCCGGCTTCGTGGTCTTCTGGAAGACCGGTTCCGACCATGAATAAGGCCAACAACAATGTTTTGCCGCCCTTTTCGGTGATGGTGATGATTCCCTTTGCAACAGCTTTTGTAACGGCCTCTAACATGCTTGCAGCTTGAAATACCTCACGGATTATCTTCCCGTGAGACTTTATTGTTTCAATGTCTCGGCTTAGCTCGTCAGCCGCATCTTGATAAGTTTTGCCAAGCCCCAAAACTCCAAACGCTTCCTCGACTTTTGGGGTGAGAACGTGTTTTTTAAACTCAATCCTGACTTCTGATTCACTATCCATAAAAACCCCTTTATTTAGTGATTACATTCACCTGCGAATCACTTAATCTGTAATCATGCAAAATTCGACTTTCAAAAACGTATCAGGCACAAAAAAAGCCCACCCGAAGGTGAGCTGTTATGCGGCTGATTTAGTAAAGTCAGGCCGAAGTGATTGCGCCGTTAAAACACCATCACTTGCCGCTATCAGATTGAAGATTGACTTAGCGCCCGCCTTCCTATGGCCTGTAGCAAGCTGTTTGATGTATGCAACGGAGGTATCAGCTCTATCAGCAAACTGCTGTAGCTGTTCCGGACTTAGGCTGTCTATGTAGTTTTGTAAGTTCATGGGGAGAATTTAGCAAATGCTTAATAATATTGCAAGAAAAACTTTAGCGTTTGCTCGTCGCGGTTTACTCTAGCATTTGCTAACTTATGCTTATGACTACCAAATACACTGAAGACGTTCGACGCGGAAACTTAAAAAAGCTGATTGCCAAATATGGCACGCAGGCTGAGCTAGCTATTGCTGCTGGCGTAACTTCTGGCTACATAACGCAGTTAAAGCAGAATAAAAGACCGTTCAATGAGAAGACGGTTAAGATGCTTGAGGTAGCATTAAATTTAGAAAGTGGGTGGTTTGACCAGGATGAACCTGATAGCGTTGTAATCTCGAATAAGGCTAACGAGGGTTTTATTGTGATTGCTCAATATAAGGAAGCTATAGCCTCAATGGGTTCTGGCGCGTATGTTGATGGCCCATTGGGTGAGGTTGTTAATTGGAGGGTTACGCCTGAATGGGTAAACAACAATGTTCCAGCCAATACCGGATATAAAAACCTTAGAATTATTACTGGTCGTGGAGATTCAATGAAAGGGATGTTTAATTGTGGCGATCCTTTAATCGTTGATGCCGGAGTACAACAGATTGATTATGACGCCGTTTACTTTTTTCGTGTAGACGATAAGGGTTTTGTGAAGCGCCTACAGAGTGTGCCGGGTGAAGGTATAAGGGTTATTTCAAATAACGATAGTTATCCTGACTGGTATATAAGGGAGGGTATGGATTTCCAGGTATTTGGTCGTGTTCTTAAGGTTTGGGAAGGGAAGGATTTATAGCGCCGCCATAAACAATAACTAAAAAATAAAACCACATATAACCCGCCTAGTGCGGGTTTTTTATTGCCTGAAAACCACGCCACAGCTTATTTGCTAAATTTAATTTAGTTTTATTTAGCAAAAGCTATTGACCTATCCTTAAGCATTTGCTAAATTTGTTTCCAAGTTCACAAGAACACGGGAGCAAAACAACATGAAGTCAGCAAAGATACAACCTACTTATCGAGTCGGTGATTGTTCTACCGAATATCCAGTGGCTAGACCTCCTAAAACCTTGCTTGAAATGGCTGGCGACGCACTCGCTTTAACTTCGTTTGCATGGCTGCTGTTTTATGTCGTGTGCAAATGGCTTGGGGTGCTGTGATGGGTAATTATCCAGAAGGCATTCGCCAATTCGACAATCATCCCAGCAGTCCTTTTTATGTAGACCCGATTGATGATCTCGCTCAAGACATTATGAGCGGCCTTAACGAAGTTTCTGTTGCCTATTGCATAGAGCAAGCAGTTAAAAAATCTTCATTTGCTAAACGCTACGAGCAAGCCCTACAGGATATTTCACTAGGCCCATCGTGCGGTTATGAAATGAACCGAGTTGTTAATGAGGCTGTGGTTATGGCAGCAACCAAAATTTATGAGGGGCTTTGATATGGAAAACGCAGATATGCCAGCAATGCCACTGCATGAATATGAAGTGTGGGCGGACCCAGCAAATACAGACTTGGGAACTGTTGACGCTACTGGCCTAACCAAGCTTGAACATGCATCCATAGAGCTAATGAAAAAGCTTAATAGTGGAGACTACAACAGCTTGCTGGATATGGCTAATGACGCGATTGCCGAAGCTGAAGCACTGTTTGAGGCTCTGGAGAAAAGACCATGAAAACCTACTGCTCAGAAGAAATGGTTGGCCTTGAATGCAATGAATGGGTTCCTGCTGATGTGGCTAGGGAGTTGTTGGAGGGTTTGCAGAAATTAGTTTCTTTACAAAAAAATCATTACGGGTACGCAATGCAGTTGCATATCGCAATGATTGACGCTGTAAAGCCAGCAGAACAAGCCATCAAACATGCTTGTGGTGAGTCATGAGCCACTTAATCGTGTTTTTAATGGTTTGCGTCTCAGTTGTTGCTGGTGAATGGATTGAAGGTATTCGCGTAACTCATCCAATTGCAGTGGCAGGACTAACACTTTTAGCTCACTGGATTTTAACCAGATGACCACCACAAAACGCGACCTCGTATTTTTAGCAGCAATATTTTTAGGAATGGCTATGGCAGAACCTACTTTAGAGAAACAGTTTAACGAAGGGCTAAACCCAGAAGAAAGAGAATTTTTTTACAAAACATTTGGAAATTTGGATAACCAGGAAGGAGTTAGTGATGAACGCACCAGCCAAAACGAACAATAAAGATAGCTCACCGGCAATACATAAAGAGCAGCTTATTGCGGTTCTTGGTCAGTCGCTCTATGTCGGCGTTAAAAGCGAATCAATATCAATGATTATTGATTATTGCAATGCCGCTGGACTTGATGTGATGCAAAAGCCAGTACATGCCGTACCAATGAACACTAAAAACCCAGTGAGCGGCAATTATGAGTGGCGTGACGTGGTTATGCCAGGTATCGGCCTTTACCGTATCCAAGCTGACCGCTCAAAAAACATGGCTGGTATCAGTGAGCCTGAGTTTGGTCCAATCGTCACTAAAACGCTAACCGATAAAAACGGTAATGCGGTTGAGGTTTCATTTCCTGAGTGGTGCAAGGTTACAGCTCACAAATTGGTAGGCGATCAAATCGTTTCTTTTGTGGCTAAAGAGTACTGGGAAGAAAACTACGCAACCGATTCGGGCAAATCAACAGCGCCAAACGCTATGTGGCGTAAACGTCCACGCGGACAGATTGCGAAATGCACAGAAGCACAAGCTTTACGTAAAGGCTGGCCAGAAGTTGGGGCAGCACCTACTGCTGAGGAAATGGAAGGTAAAACGCTTGATGCCGAATATACCGTTGTTGATGACCGTAAGTCGGTAAATCACCAGCCAGAAGAATTACCAGTCTATGACGATAAACGCTTTCAAGCAAACCTGCCGAAATACAGCAAAGCCATCGCTGATGGAAGCAAAACGGCTGATGACATTATCGCC